ATACATCCATTTTACTGCCAATGATGGATCTCCATTTGCAAGGATCGAGTGCAGTGCTGATGCAAACGCTGGAGTAAATGACTACCCAGGCCGCCTAGTGTTCTCCACTACTGCTGATGGGGCGAGTTCTCCGACCGAACGGATGAGGATTACGAATGCTGGAACATTATTGGTAGGGATGCAATCTGAAAACTTAAATACCGCAGGTTTTATTACTGGAACAGGCGGAACAGTTTGCGCAAGAACAGATTTACCTGTTTTAACCGTTTCGCGTATTAACGACGATGGGACACTCGTTTCGTTCTATCAAGGAGGAACTCAAGAAGGCACCATCTCTGTCTCTGGCACCACGGTTTCGTACAACGGCGCTCACCTAAGCCGCTGGTCGCAGATCCCAGGCATCGACCCGCATGACGAAACCGAGCGCCCCGAAATCCTGCGTGGCACCGTCATGTCCAACTTGGATGAAATGTGTGACTGGATTTGTCCAGCTTTAGGCGACTGCCAAGACAACGAGCAGCTCAACAAAACCAAGATCAGCGACGTTGAAGGCGACAAGAACGTGGCTGGCATCTTCCAAGGCTGGGACGATGATGACGACACCTGGGTGAACGATTTCTACCTGGCAATGACGGGTGACTTTGTAATCCGCATCGCTGCTGGTACAACCGTTGAGCGCGGTGATCTACTCATGTCCGCTGGTGACGGCACCGCCAAACCTCAAGACGACGACATCATTCGCAGCAAGACCATCGCCAAAGTCACCAGCACCAACGTGAGCTGCACCTACGAGGATGGCAGCTACTGCGTGCCTTGTGTGCTGATGGCTTGCTAGAGCCAGTAGTCCCCTTCGTTACTGTTTTTGAGCAACGTAAGTCTGGCTGGCACGTTTTTTGTCAGTCAGACTTATTTTTGCGCACCGTGATGTAATGTGGTGGAGCGGCGAGTTTGCACCTCCCGCTCCTGGCCACAGTTCTCTGGAAACCATGACCGAACAAGATTACAGCAACGATCTCGTCTTCCGTTCAAACGGTGAGGAGTATGCCCGTATTGACGGTAACGGACCGTGGAAATCCGTGGCCCCATCAAACAAACTTGTAGTTGCGCCCCACGAAGGTCTCAAGGTTGGTGGAAACATGCCTCCTTCTACCATCGCCTTCAGCATCGGCGAACCCCTTAAGGAAATTGCCCGCTTCACCGAAGAAGGTTTCTACTACAAAGGCGAGTTCGTTGATGACGCTGGCGAAGTGCATCGTTTGTTGAAGGAAGTGCTGGGCCAGATGAAGGTCGAACAAAACTCCTAGACACTTGCTCTGCTATGCCTGACGACGATTGGCTAGAACCACTTGATCGCCGCATCGAACAGGTGCGGCAGGAAACGGAAGCAATTAGAAAGGCCAATGCTGCGTTAAAACGTCTTTACGACAACAACGACGAAGGCATGAAGCGCCTTGCTGACAGCTAACAGTCCACGCCTTGACAAGGCCTCGCAAAGCTGGTAACTTGAGTCTCCTCTTAAGACCAGCATGACCATCACCGTCTCAAGCCTTTGGAGCGCCTTCGTTGAAGAGCGCTCCATTTCTCTATGTCCAACTAGTCTCACTTCAGACTATAAGCAAGTTAGCAAATGGTTGAATCGTTGCCCTATCCAAAATATTGATGACGCAAGAAAGATAATGATCTGGGCTCTAGGAGAAAAGCCGGTGCTTACTTCTAGACGGGTGGCAATGTATATAAAAAGCATGTACAGATGGGCGGCTCAAGAAGACGTGGCAATTGTTGCTCGTAATCCATTGGCCAGTTTTAAAATGCCAAAAGCTCCTCAGCGAGAAGAAGAAATTATTGTTATTCCTCGTAATGAAACCGGACTAGTCCTTGCCGCGCTAGAAGCCAAGCTCACTTATCGCAGTGTTAATTGGTCTTGGTACACAGAGTTTATGCTGCAAACTGCAATGCGAACCGGAGAAGTGAGGGCGGCAAGATGGGATGACATTAAGGAGAATAAGCTCTTGGTGCATCAGAACTACACGCTTACTCATGGCTTAAAGAACAGCACAAAGACCAATAAACGTCGCTGGGTGCCTTTGAACAATCGTTGCCAGGAGATTCTTGCTGAACTTCCTCGCGAGAATGAATTTATTTTCCCATGGAATCGGCTAGCTTTTCAAAGTTATTTCAGAAAAAAGCTTTCGCCCTTACACGAGGCGGGATTAATTTCCCATATATATAGGCCCTACGATTGCCGCCACACTGCCATTAGCCGTTGGATTGAAGCTGGCATTCCAGTGCCACAAGTGGCAAACTGGGCAGGTAATACAAGCGAGGTGGTTTTTAAGCACTATTGCAATAGCACGCAAGAATACGAGATGCCAGTACTTTGAGACGGTTTTCCGAAGGATCTACTCCCTTTCCCATTGTTAAACTAACAAAGACCATTCTTTTTAACCATGGCAATCACTTACCAATGGGGCGTCGCTAGTCTTGAGCGCCACCTTGCTGATGGAATCGTCTACACGGTTCACTATACAATTTCTGCCGATGATGGTACGTATGCCAGCTCGGCATATGGCAGTCTTGGTCTTGAAGCGCCCGGCGATGATGCCATTCCTTATGCGCTGCTTACGCCCGAGATCGTAACCGATTGGGTGAAGGATAAGTTTGGCGATGAGAAAGTGGCAGCAATTGAAGCCGCTCTCGCGGAGCAAATTTCTCAACAGCGTACTCCCACCAATGGCACTGGAGTGCCCTGGGCCAACTAAAATCTTGCTTTCACCATTGAACAATGGCAGCAAAATCAAAGATTGGCATTAGCGGGCAAAAGCTGTTTGCCCCTGGCAAGCCGAAACTTACGAGGCAAGGACAGGGCAAGAACAGTAAAGTCAACCATGGCCGCAAGCAATTGCGAGGGCAAGGCAAATAACTAAGGGGCCAAAAGGCCCCTTTTCTTTTGTGAGTACAATAAAAGAAAAGAAAACAAATCATGGGCCAGATTATTGCAGGCGGTGAGCAGTTTGAAACTCACATTGAGGCTGATTATCGCGGGCAAATCTTAAAGACTGGCCCAGATAGCGGAGCAGTTGATGCATTTGGTCGCGCTCGCACAAGTGCCCCTTACACGCTTTTTGATAGCACGATGCGCTACAACAAGCGTGCTGATCAATGGTTTGATCGCCTTTCTAATGGAGGCGTGGTCACATATTTAACGAACGAAAGCAGCACTGCTTTGGCGACCACCACTGCGTCTGGCGATACGGTGCTGCGCAGAACTAAGCAATACTTTCCGTACCAACCAGGAAAGAGCATGATGATCATGCAAAGCTTTGCTGGCGCCACGCCAACGGCAGGTCTCATTCAGGAAGTGGGTTTCTTTGATGATCAGAATGGAGTGATGCTTAGAGCAAGTGGCACTACGTTGCAAATGGTCATCAGAAGCTTCACGTCTGGTGTTGTTGTTGAAAACGTAGTTGATCAATCGGCATGGAATATTAACACTCTTGATTCGCTCGATTTTTCCAAGGCTCAAATTTTTACTGCCGATCTTGAATGGCTTGGCGTGGGACGAGTGAGGACTGGCTTTGTAATCAATGGCGAGATCATTTATTGCCATGAATTTAATCATTACAACACATTGACTAGTGCATATATGACAACGGCTATTTTGCCATTGTCTTATCGCATTCATAATTCTTCTGCTCAAGCTTCAGGAAGGACTATGAAGCAAATTTGCAGCAGCATTCTTAGCGAGGGGGGATACGAGCCAGATGGTGCCGTGTATTCAGTGAATCACGATTTGAACACTGTTCCAAATACATCCGGAGAGCGCATCACTGCTGGCATCCGCATGGCAAGTGGTCGCACTGGTAATGTTATTCTCCCCGTAAGAATTTCTACTGCCACTGCTTCTAGTGATGTGGTGTTATGGCGTTTGCGTTTAAATCCAACGCTTAGTGGAGTGGCGTGGAGCGCTGCGGACAATCAAAGGGGCAATGTGGAGGTAACTACAAGTGGCACTGCCACAGGCGGCACAGTGGTTGACGCGGGCTTTGTCAGTCAAGGCAGTGCGAATAATTACGACATTGCAGTGGCCATTCGTCTTGCCTTAGGGCAATAAAAGAAAACGCTCGTCATGATTACGCCAAGTCAGTACGATATTACGATTTATCAAGGCGCAACGTTTGAGCTGCAGTTGCAATATAAAGACGCTTCTGGAGTGCCCGTCAACATGAGCGGGTACACAGTGGCGTCTAAATTATATGATCGCCTTGGTAATACTAAGCTTGCTGACTTTGCCGTATCCTATGTTAATCAAGCGAGTGGCGTCTTCAAGATTCGATTGGAAGCTTCTGGAACTAGCGGCATCACTCAACAGGGACAATATGACGTACTGGTAACAGAGCCTGACAATAGTGCATATTATTTGGTAGAAGGTAATGCGTTTGTAAATCTTGGCCTGAGCTTCAAATGACAGTTGCCATACAACAATCCACGTCTGTCATCTCGATTGCAGAAGCTGAAAGCTTTGTCATTGTTGTCAATGAACAAAGCAATGCAATAGCAGTAACGGCTTCTCCACCATCGCCTATTCTTCAATTCTTTGGCGAAGGACCACAGGGCGTGATTGGTCCTCAAGGAGAAAAAGGAATCAATTTAGATGAAACCGCTAAAATTGATGGAAGCGTAGTTTATTACGATGCAGCATCTGCAAAATTTAAGGCGGACGCTTCTGTAACAAAAACTCTACTCACTGATGGGGGCAATTTCTAATGGCCAATACTTTACGGATTAAGCGTCGTGCAAGTGGTAATGCTGGCGCTCCGACAAGCTTGGCTAATGCGGAATTAGCCTTCAATGAAGTGGATGATACGCTTTATTACGGCAAAGGTACTGGCGGGCAAGGTGGAAGCGCAACCACTATTGAGGCTATTGGCGGCAAGGGAGCGTTCGTTAATTTAACTGGTGCTCAAACAATTAGTGGAAATAAAACTTTCACAGGCACGGTTGATTTAAGCGCCGCCACTATTTCAACAATTACTACAACCAGTAGTGTCACTATTGGTGGTAATCTTACAGTTAATGGGACCACCACCACTGTTAATAGCACAACTATTACAGTTGACGATAAGAATTTAGAGCTTGGCTCCACTGCATCGCCGTCTGACACTAGCGCCGATGGTGGTGGCATCACGCTGAAAGGCGACACTGATAAAACTTTTAGCTGGTTAAATAGTTCTGACGCTTGGACAAGTAGCGAGCACATTGATCTTGCTAGTGGTAAAGCCTTTTATATCAATGGTACGTCTGTATTAAGCGGTAGCGCTCTTGGTTCTGGAATTAACTCTTCTAGCTTGACAAGCGTTGGAACTATTTCCACTGGCGTTTGGCAAGGCACTACAGTTGGCCTTGCTTATGGCGGCACTGGCGCAACCACTGCTTCTGGAGCACGCACTGCCCTGGAACTTGGCACAATCGCTTTGCAAGCAGCTAGCGGCGTCACCATCACTGGCGGAACCATCTCTGGCGTAACGCTTAGCGGCGTTACCATTGTTAATTCCACTATCGACGGCGGATCGTATTGAAGCTATGCTTAAGCGGCACCATGCCGCCTTCCCATGACCTTCCCTTTTGTTGCAGAGAGCGATTGGTACAAGCAGCAAACTGAGCATCTTTCCGACATTCTTGCTGAGCTATTAACTGACGACGATCCTGCCATGGCTTGCAAGGCCCTGAGTGAAACCATTGCCTCGTGGGAGGACTATCACGAGAAAGAGCACGCCAAGTGGAAGCGCCTCAGGGTGCTTCTTGGTTTGGGAGCTGATAAGTAATCCTTAGTTCTCCACCAAGAGCTTTCACGGCCTCGCT